GTGAATTTGAATTATGGGTTAAAGCCAATGGTGGTACAAAAATACAGGGAGCAGCATTTGAAGCAGTAGCTAGGCTTTGGAAGCGTGCTTACGGATTTGAAAACAGATATATTATAGTGGAGAAACAAATAACATGATTAACCTTAATAACTGGCTATTTAATTTAGTAGACAACTTTACCTTTTACAAAGGTGGTGGCGGTGGTGGTGGTACATCTCAAACTAATAATCAATTAGACCCTACGGTACAACCGTTTGTTAAATATGGTTTGGAAGAAGCACAAAACCTTTACAAAACATCTACTCCAGAATATTATGCTGGTCAAACTTATGTATCTCCATCTGCACAAACAACAACAGCATTACAACAAGCTCAAAATCGTGCATTAGGAGGTAATCCATTATTACCTGCTGCCCAACAACAACAACAAGATGTAATATCTGGTAACTACTTAGAAAACAATCCATACTTTAACCAAGCTCTAGCTGGTGCTGCACAAGGTGCTACACAAAACTACAATGATGCTATTAAGGCTGCACAAGGCAATGCTTCTATGGCTGGTCGTTATGGCTCTGGTGTGTCTGCTGACATTCAAAATCGTGCTGCCAATACATTATCTAATACACTAGCTAATAAATATGGTGAATTAGCTTATAGTAACTATGCTGGTGAACGTGGTATGCAAAACCAAGCTGCACAAAATGCTCCTGCTTTGGCTGCTTCTGATTACCAAGATATTCAACAACTTATGAATGTAGGTAAGACTCAAGAAGATTATTCTAAAACTGCATTACAAGCTGACATTGATAAATTTAACTTTGAACAAAATAAACCATATCAAAAACTTAATGCTTATCTTGGTGCTGCTTACGGTGCTCCTACAGGTTCAGTATCTACTACTACGCAATCTGGTGGTGGTAAAATAGTATGTACAGCTATGAATAAAGCATATGGTTTTGGCTCATTCCGTCAAGCTATCTGGTTACAACATTCAGCTACAATGCCTAATGCTAAAACAATTGAAAAAGGTTATCACAAATTATTTTTACCAGTTGTTGCATTTGCATTTAATGATAAACAAACATTGGTTCGCAAATTTGTTCGTAAGGTTTCAGAACATATTGCAAGACATAGAACTGCTGACTTATGGAAAGAAATGCGTGGTAAAAAACGTGACCCATTAGGTCGTTTATATCGTGGAATTATTGAACCAATTTGCTATTTAGCAGGTAAGGTAGGTAAATAATATGGGACCACCTTTATTAATTGGTGCAGGTTTAGGTGCTATTACATCAGCTGCTATGGGTAAAAATCCATTTATGGGTGCATTACTTGGAGGTGCTACAGGTGGATTATTTGGTGGTGCAGGTGCTGCTGCTGAAGGTGCTGCTGGCACTATAGGAACTAATGGTCTTATTGGTGGTGCTAATCTGACTGGTGCAGGAATTGCATCTGGTTCTGGTGCTAGTGCTGGAGGATTTGGAAGTGGATTATTTTCTGGATTAAAAGGTATAGAAACAGCTCCTGTTAGTTTTGGTACAGGTGGCTATGCTTCTGGTATAGGTGGTCAAGCGTTAAATGCTGCTCCATCTTTAAGTACTATAGGAAATGGTGAAATTGGTTCTTCTTTACTTACAAATAGTAAAGGTAATCCTTTAAATATGATGGATAAAGTAGGTAATTATGTATCTAATATTCCATCTAATGCTATGGACTATGTACAAAACAATCCTTTATCTTCTGCAAAAATGGCTTTAGATGTAGCAACTCCAGCTCCTGAAGCTCCTATGCAAGATAGGTCAACTCCTATAAAGCAAGGTAATACAAATATGTTAGTTGCACCTAATTTTAATACAAATCCATCTTCAAATTTAGATACATCATTACAAATAGGTCAAACAAAAGATAATAGAATGGGATTGTTAGATGCTTTAAAAACAAGAATCCCTCTTACAGATGAAGAAAAAGCACAACTATCTCGTTTAAATCAAAGATATTAAGGAAAACAAAATGGCATGGTATGACAATTTAAATTTAAATAGTTTATTAGGTACTACTCAAAGTGCTGAATTAGCTAAAACATTATTCCCAGACCAAGCTCAAGCTATCCAAGATAGGTCTATTCAAGGTGGTTTATTGGGTGGCTTATCATCTTATCTTAAAGCTCCTAAGAATCAAAACAGAGGATATGGTGCTCTTATAGGAGATATACTTGGTGGCGTTCAAACTGGTGCACAAGGTTCCTATGATACTAACATGGCTAACTATTTAACAAAAGAAAAAATTCAAGGCATGCAAAAAAATAAAGCAGAGTCTGAAGCACTTGATAGAATTTTTAAAGAGTCTGGTGGTAAATTTGACCCTAAAAAATTACAAGAAATGATTAACTCTGGTAACATTGAAGGTGCTCAAAAATATGTTACATTATTTAGAGGTGTTAAAGATATTAATGAAGCAAAAACTGGTAAAGTTACTTATAAACAATTAACTCCTGATGAAGTTAAATTGCGTGGATTAAATCCAAATCTTGTATATCAAATTGGAAGTGATAATCAAGTAACTCCTATAGGTGGTCAAGCAGATAAAACTCCAAGACAAGTATCTAAAGAAGATGTAAGTATTGTAGGTAAAATGCTCACTGATTTAGGTGGAAAAGATTTAGCTCCTTATGCTGGATTTGTTGCTGCTGAAGCAAATAAAAAAGTTTCACAATCTGGTATGTCATTGCCTGAAGCTGTTCAAGCAACGGTTAATGATTTAAAATCTTCTGGTGCTATTAAAAATATGCAAAAAACATTTTTAGGTTTACCAGTTCCAGCAACTTCTTTTAAAGAAATTGACCCAGCAAAATTATATGGACAACCACAACCAACAACTGCTAGCCCAGCTAGTGTTGAATCTAAAAAACAACCTATATCAAAATCTGAATATGATAAACTTCCTATAGGTGCTAGTTATCTAGCTCCTAATAATCAAGTATTAATAAAGAAATAACATATGGCAAACTTTTGGGATAAAGATGTACCAGTAGCCCAAAGTAATTTTTGGGAAAAAGATATTCCTCAATCCGCTAATTTTTGGGAAAAGGATATTCCTTCAAAGAATATTGATTTTAGTATTCCTACGCCTGAAGCTATGCGTACAAGTTCTGTTTCTCCTACTCAAGAACCTTCTGCATTAAGTCAACTTACTTATGGTGCTGCTGAAGTGCCTACAGCTATTGCAGGTACTATTGTAGGTGGATTAGGTGGCGTTGTAAATAGAGTATTGCGTGGTACTGCATCGTTAGATAACACTGGTTTTGAAGAGGGTGCACAATATGTAGCTCCTGTTACAGCACCACAAACTGAAGCTGGTAGAGCAGCATTGGAAAATTTTGGTGAGTTTAGTGATAGATATTTAACTCCTTTAAGTGGAATGGGAGAGCTTGGTGCATTAGCTAGACTAAGACCTGTATCAGGTATGCCATCAACATTTAGAGCATCTGAACTTCCTGTTGTTGGAAAAACTTTAGAAAAAGCTGGTCAAGTAGCAGAATCTGTTACTGCTCCTATTGTAGAAAATATTAAAGGTGCATTCCAAAAATCTCCTGAAGCTAAAACAAAACAGTATAATCAAGTTATAGATAACTATGAATTAGAAGCTGCTGATGCTATGTCTAAAGGTATGGCAATTGATGATATCAAACCATTTGTATTATCTAAACTAGGAATTCCAGAGCAAAGACTAACTCAAGCTACTAATTATTTAAAAAGAAATGTTGAGATTCCTGCAACTATGGAGGAAGCAAATTTAGTTTCTAGAATTAAAGCTGCTGGAGAATATAAAGACCCATCTGTTATGTCAAAAGTATTGCAACCTATTCAGAGTAGATTACAACAAATTGCAGAACCTGTTGCAAATAGATTAGGTAAATATGAATTTAATTTGCATACTAATACAGCAAAATATATAGATGAAGCTACTCCATTTTTAACATCATTAAATAGATTAGATAAACCAGTTGCAGAAAAAATATCTTTAGATTTATATAATGGTAAATTTGATAATGTACGATCTACTTTGCAACAAACAGACCCTGCATTAATAAATTCATTTAATAAAACAGAAGCTGTTTTAAAAGACATATATCAACAACTTGTAGATTCTGGATATAAAGACTTAGCTAAAATTGAAAATTATTTTCCTAGAAGAATTAAAGATTTAGATGGCTTATACAAAGAATTAGGCGTTCCTGCTAAAGGTAAAATTGAAACATTGCTTAATGATAAAGCAAATAAACTTAATGTATCTAGGTCTGAATTAACTGATGAGCAAGTAGCTGATGCTGTAAATAAATACCTTCGTGGTTATGGTCAAAAAACTTCATCTGGAAAACCATATTTTACAAAGTCTAGAAACATAGACCAAGTAGACCCTAGAATTTTACCATACTATGATAATCCAGCAACTAGTTTTCAAAACTATGTGCGTTCAGCAGTTAATAATATAGAGAAAAATAAATTCTTTGGCAAGAGTGCTGTAGTAGATGCAGGTCAAAAACTTAATATTGATTCATCTATAGGTAATTTTATAGCTCAAGATATTGGAGGAACTTCTCCAGCAGCAGATGAAATAAGTTCTTTATTAAAAGCTAGATTTACATTGGGAGAACAATCCCCTAATGCAATTGTTAAAGCTGCTAAAAATATTATGTATAGTTCTACAATTGCAAACTTTAAATCTTCTGTATCACAGATAGCTGACTTAGGTATGAGTGCATTTGTTAATGGTAACAGAAATAGTATTGCTGCAATGCTTAAAAGTAAAGAAGTTACTATGCACGATTTAGGTTTGGCTGAAGCATCTGCTGAACTTAGCACTGCAGAAGGAACTTCAAAAGCACTTAATAGTCTTCTTACAATATCTCAATTTAAAAGAATTGATAAATTAGGAAAAGAAACATTTATTAATGCAGCATTATCTAAAGCCAGAAAAATGTCACAAAGTGAAACTGGTACTAACGCATTAAAAAATAGATATGGCAAAGTATTTGGAGAAGAGTTTAATTCTTTTGCTAATGATTTAAAATCTGGCAAAATTACTGACAATGTTAAATATTATTTGTTTAATGAGTTGGCAGAAGTTCAACCAATTAACCTTTCTCAAATGCCTAAAATGTATTTAGAAAATCCTAATGGTAGAGTTTTATATGCACTTAAATCATTTACCATTAAGCAATTAGATGTAATGAAAAAACATATTTATGACCAATATAAAGCAGGTAATAAAGGTCGTGCTGTTAAAAATGCTGCAGCTTATGTAGCATTAATTGGTGGTGCTAATACATCAGCAGACCAACTTAAAAAAATAATGGAAGGTAAAGAAATAAATGTAGATGACCTTCCTCAAGAATTTGCATTTAATGTACTTAAATTATTTGGTGGTTCTAAATTTTTGTATGATAAATATTTACAACAAGGCAAATTTGGTGAAGCTGCAATTAGAACAATAGCTCCTCCATTAGATGTACTAACAGCACCTGTAGAAGACGCAATAGGTTACCTATCAGGCAAAGAAAATTACCAATATAAAACTCCTAAAAAATTACCATTAGTTGGGTGGGCTATATATAATTTCTGGGGTGGTGGTTTAGAAAAATATAATACAGAACAACAAAATAAATTATATAAATAAGGAAGTTTTAATGTCTAACGAAATTGACCCAATACAGTACGGGCAACTTATTGCCCAAGTACAAAACCTACAAGATAAGGTAGATAGCATGGAGACAGATATAAAGTCCCTTCTAGAGCTTGCAAACAAGTCTAAAGGTGGATTCTGGGCAGGTATGGCTATTGCCTCTGCTATCGGTGGCTTTATAACATTTATTGCTAATCATTGGTTAAACAGATGAAAGCCCTTGCCTACTTTACAGTTTTAGTAGTATTTTGGTTATTCTTAATTGATACACCTTATGCTAAAGACCTTGTAAAAGAAATGGTTATGGTTACAGAAGCAGGTGAAATTGTACTAACAAGTGAAGAGTGTATCTTTAAAAAAGAAGGATTACAAGGTTACGACTATGCTGCCTATGCAACGGACAAAGGTCATCCTAACCATGAAGGTTGCTGGAAGTCTGATAGTTACGAAGGTAAGCACGCAGTGTTTATATACTTTCCAGAGATAAACCAAACAGCAGTATTTGACGCTAAACTATTTCATCCTAAAGCCACTATATGACATTCATTACAGAGAACAACATTGCCAATCTATATTCGGCTTTGATAGAATTCCCTGTATTTGATGAGTATAAACTTCCCCCATCTTCCAAAGTAGATTTTGTAATAGTTAATGACCCAGAAATGTATGGTCAGTATGAGCCACCAGAACAAGGTGAACCTCATGTTATTACAATTAGCACAGCTAAATGTGGGCATCTTGATACAGTTATGAAAACTCTTTGCCATGAAATTATACATATGTGTATTTATTTAGAAACACCTAAAACAGATAAGTATACTAGCCATAAAGGTTTATTTTTAAAACTACAAAAACGTGTAGCCAATCATCTTGGTTTTGACCCAAAGGAATTATAATGGATTTAACAGAACTTTTAAAGAATATAAATTTATTAGCTCCACCAAGAGCATCTATAGGTAATGATAATTTAAATGTTAATGCTTATACTAATCCAACATTAGGTGCTAATGCTAATGCAACACAACCTACTGATATGGGTTTATTAAGTGCTACTATAGGTAAAAATATTAATGAGCCATCATATAAAGATGTAGCTTTAAATAGAGAAAATATGCGTTATGGAGTTACAAAACAAGCAGGTGATACTGCACCATATGCACAATACACAGACCCAAATATGATGGTAAGGGCTATGGGAGGCAATAACCCAAATGTGCAAGGTAACTACATGACTGATTTAATGGGTGGTCAGGCTAGTATAGGTGGTCAATATGACGCATCTGGACTATCTGCAATGGCAGCATACAAAAAGAAATTAGCAGACGATTGGCTATTAAATACTTATTTACAAGCTAACCCTTATGCACATTCAGCAAATGTTACAATAGGTAAAAACTTTTAAGGAGTTACAATGTTCGGTTCAATCATATCTTTAATTTTACCAGCCTTAGTCCCAGCATTTGCTGACGGTGCTAGAGGTCTTATAGCCAAGTTTACAGGTGGTGCAGGTGGACAACCACAGAACATGACAGAACGTATAGAGCTTATGAAAGCAGAAGCTGAAAAGTTACAGGCTTTAGCTGCATTAGATAACCCTACTGGCGAACCTTCTAAATGGATTATAGACCTTCGTGCTTCATTTAGATATGTCATCATAACTGCTATAATGATATTCACTGCTATTGTAGTATTTAACCCAGACGTTGTAGGTGCATCTGTAGTAGCAGTATTCCTTGACATGACTGGAGCTTGTATGTCTTTTGTTATTGGCGAAAGAATGTACCTGACACTTAAAAAATGATTTTATTAAACATAATGAATTGGATAGGTTTAACTATTCTTAAGTTTTTAATAGTAGCATTGTTATTTGGTGCTATGGGTTTTTCTATTATCTTTATGTATGCTATGCAATATTTAACACAAGCCTTACATTATGTAGATAAAAATGTTAATTGAAGTAAAAAGATATGAATTTAATGATACCTATACTGTAGGCAGAATGTATATCAACAATGTTTATTTCTGTTACACCCTAGAAGACGTAGTTAGAAAGGGAGCTAAAGTAAATGGACAAACAGCTATTCCTGCTGGGACTTACGATGTTATTATTGATGACTCTGCTAGATTTGGTAAGCCTATGCCTCATATTTTAAATGTTCCTAATTTCACAGGCGTAAGAATACATGCTGGTAATACATCTAAAGACACAGATGGATGTATCTTATTAGGTCACACATATGCAGGTAAAGACTTTATAGGAAATTCTAAATTAGCATACGATGTATTTTTTAACAAACTTAAAGAAGACAAAACAGCAACTATTAAAATATGGTAGAGTATTTAATCTGTGATGTGCTTTGTGCTATTGACAATTTAAAGTATGTATTAGTCTTGTTTTTTGCATTTATAGTATATAATAGTTTATCTAAACATTAGAGACTACTATGAAAATCTTACTTATTGATATTGAAGTAGCACCAAATACTGCTCATGTCTGGGGTATCTTTGACCAGAACATCTCTATAAATCAATTATTAGAATCATCCTATACTCTCTGTTATGCAGCCAAGTGGTATGGTGAATCTAAAATCATGTTTGACTCTATTCAAAAATCTGGTAAGCAAAAGATGCTAGACTCTGTGCATAAACTTCTTGATGAAGCTGATGCTATAGTCCACTACAACGGCTCTAGGTTTGACATACCGATACTACACAAAGAGTTTTTACTCTCTGGTATGCCTCCTCCAGCACCCTCTAAACAGATAGATTTACTTCAAGTAGCTCGTAGACAGTTTAGGTTTGTATCTAACAAACTAGACTATGTATCACAGGCTTTAGGTCTTGGTGCTAAAACAGCACATGAAGGTCATGCACTATGGTTAAAGTGTATGAATGATGACCGTAAAGCATGGAAGACAATGGAAGAGTATAATAAAAATGATGTTATATTACTTGAGAAAGTCTATGACAAATTTAAAGGATGGATTAAACAACATCCAAATCATAATGCGTATTCCGCAAATGTATGTTGCCCTAATTGTGCATCACGCAAATTAAATTCAAGAGGTACGCAAAGAAGTAGAACTGCTATATATCAAAGATTCCAATGTCAAGATTGTGGCTCGTGGGCAAGGTCTGTTAAGTCAGAAAAGATTGCTAAAGATTCTGTAGTAACTATTTAAGGAACATCATGAACATTGAAAAATTATGTGAACACATTGTAGGAAAAATGATTGTAGAGGCAGAAGCCTACTACGGAGAAGATGTTCTCGTAATTATACTAGATGACGGAAGTCACATCGAGATTACTGGTGATGGACTATCCGTCTATGCAGAAGTTCCAGAACTAGACGACTAAGAACAAATCACTACGTTCTTTTGAACAGTACAAATTGTTGTAGTACCGTCTGGACTAACAATAATAGTAGTATCTGCTAGTGCTTTTTCTGTTCCCCATACAGCTAATGCAGCCATTACCACAATAAATATCAAATAGATTTTATTCATCATCTACTCTGCCTAGCATGGCTTCTAGTGCTGGTGGATTAATAGCAATTTCATCCTTTAGTATTTCTAATAACTTATCTTTATACCATTCAGACTTTTCAAGGTCTTGTTCAAATGAATTTTTAAATGGATAGCGTAAGTCATATTTCATCTTACATCCTTTTAAATACCCAACAAACTCTTCCTTTGTTAAACGACTAGCAATAACATCTATTGCTTCTATACCGCCTTGTAAATAGTGCGGTGGTCTATTAACCATATCAACCATAACTACCCCCTTATAAACATTAAATTAATAACTTGAAATATACCATAAATAAATGCAGCAATACTAACTAATATTAACAACCATACAATCCAGTCAATAAGTTTTAATACCCTATCCATCTGCCTTCTTCCCTTCCTACTCTTACAGAAATGTAATTCCTAGGTTTTCTTTTGCTTACTATATCTTGTATTGTTATTTTTGGCAAGACTAAATAACCATCACTTTGTAACCCTCTTAATCTTTTTTTGCTAGTCTTAAAAACCCTCATCAATTCTTTAATAGAGCATTTACTATTTAATGCCATATATTCATTCATTACTTTAGAATCTTTTTGGTCATCTAATTTTGTGTACATTATACAAGTCTTCCACTATACTGATAAGTTCCTGTATGGACTAACTGTGCCCATGCTGCACCCCATACTTTAATGCCATTGTCCCTAGCTAGTTTACAGAAATGATAATCCTCTGACAATAACTTCTTATCTTCATCAATGCTAGTAGCAAAGTACTCTACTATCTCATCACCTAAATCAGAATTGTTAGTGGTATCATTCATGTTATGGATGTATTTAGGGCACTTGTCTTTAAGTTTATCAAATACTTCACGCTTAATTACCATGAATCCTGTTCCACCATATTTAATCTCAAAAGGTTTGTCTAAAGGTACAAGCTCTTCTTTAACATTACCTAACATATTAACTACATACTGACCAGTAAAGTATTTTAATTGGTTTTCTGGTACATTCTTTTTAATAGCAAATGCTAATGAACCAAAGTTAATTTCTTTTTTAGGGTAAAGACCACATATAATTTCTACATCAGAATCAATCATCTTAAATAAATGTTCTGGGTCAAAGTGTATATCAGCATCAATGAATATCATATGCGTACAATCAGACTTTAAAAAATCATTGACTAATGTATTGCGACCACGAGTAATAAGGCTTTCATTATATAGAAAGGAAAAGTAAGCATTTATGTTCTTAACAGTTAAATGTGATTGAAGGTTTAGTATAGACTCCATGTAAGTGCCATAACATAACCCACCATACATTGGGGTTGCTATAAATAAATTATGCTTCATGTTTTACTCCATGTAATTGTTCGATAATTCTTGCAAACTGTATCATTCTATTTATTGTCATTGGCTCATATCTTGTTGGAAATGCTTGACTATATGCACCAATTATTTGTTCTTGTGTGAGTGGTTTATAATCCACTGTTAGCCTCCGTTAATTTTTTACTGTCATACTTCTTTGCATTAGTTACTTTAACAATGTTTTGCGTATCTGGTATCAAAGGCGTTATTGTTACATTATGCAGTTTAGATTTAAGGTCTTTAAACCAAGACATTTCTTTGGGTTCAGATGACATAAGACCAGACCATACAAGTACACCTGTGCTATCAAACTCTTCTACAAGCCATGCTATAGGTTTCATTAATAAAATACCATCCTTCCTATGTGCGTTTTTTTCCTTTTACCGAACCATGTTTTCTTTGGCGGTATCGAGTCATCATGGAAATATAAAGCATTTGCAACTGGGTTAGTATGTTTATTAAAAACAACCGTATCAATAACCAATAGTTTAGTCTCCAAATACGCCCTTTCATCAACTGGATGGTGGGTTTCGTCTTGCACAGCAAACTGATTATTAGCATAAACGACAGAGCATACAGAGTAACCCCAACGACCACTATGCAACCTATTACGAATAACATTAATCACCCCAACCTTTTCTTCTAATGAACGAGTATTCACCTCATGATACACCGCAGTGGCATAACATGCAATATCTAACTCCATATTATTAATGTCCATTTGGTTGATAAAACTCATGGACTAAAGGAAGTATATTTTCTGCACCTAATTTGTCAATAATCATGTCTCTTATATTGTGCTTACTAATTCCTGCTAACTCACAACATAAATCATAAACATCATTATCATCAAACAACCACTCTATAGCGTCTATCTTATCTTTTGCACCAGCTTTATTTTTAGACTTAAGACTATTTACTGAACATTCTGTTGCATTTGTTTTAACTTTTTTAGGTGAATATAAAGCATCTTCTATAGCTTGATATAGCATAGCTAATAACAGCTTAGATTCAGGTAATCCAGATAGTTCACTTTTATCATCAAAATCTATTACATCTTTACTTGTGTCCATAATGTCTCCGTATTTTCATTAGGTCAATATAAATGTTTATTAGTTGCTTTTGTGTTGCAAAAACAGGATAATTTGCTAGACAAACAATTTTGTATGTCATAAACAAGGAGCAAACTATGTGGACAACACCATCAGCAACTGAAATGCGTTTTGGCTTTGAAGTAACTATGTACGTTATGAATAAATAGCTCTAAAACGAACAGAAAGGGGTGTTAAACCCCTTTTTGTATTAGAAAGGTACATCTTCATCTACTTCAACTGCTTTAGGCTTCACATCACCATCTTTTAGCTGAACAGTACCGCTAATAAACTTACCACTTTTACCCTCACGAATCCATCCTGCGATTCTAAACTCAATACCATCTACATTTGCCAATCCAGTATAGTTTGGTTTTTTAGGGTTATCACCTTGCTCATTTTTAAATAACGTAAACGTATTTGTATTATCATACTTTTGCTCTGCCATTATTTTCTCCTTAACATTACTTGTTTAACTACTGAACCTCTAAATAAATCTGGACTTTCTGAAATAACCTTATCAACTACATCATCTAATTTATCTAGATAACTATTTTGTTCCCTAAGTTTTAACTCTACAAAGCGGTCAGCACTTATTCCACTGTAACATGCTTTAATTCTTTGTTGTTGATCTTGCGTTAAAAAGTTCATTTTATCTCCTTCAATTTATTAATTACATCATCCACTTCTCCTAAGAATTGCTTTACTTCTGACTCTAATTCTTTTTGATATGCTGTATCTGCTTCTACACGCTTCACGAATATTTGAAGATGTTGTGGAAACATTGGGTTATAACTTACAAAATCACACCACTTACGATTTGTACATAAAAGCTGAAACTGTATCTGTGGTATATATCTACTAGGTACATCTTGAGTCATCAGTGTTTCTGTATGTGTACTTCCCATTGGGCATTTAATTTCAAGAATACCATCATCTCCTACCATGCCATCTGGACTAGCACCAGCTTCTAAGGTAGGATGTTTTACAAACCCTACCTCTTCCACTTCCCCAAATTGCTGAACATATCTATCCCTAGCAAATATTTCTCTATCTATACCATCTTGCATAGCTTGGTTAATATAAGATTCTTGTTTTTCTCCAGTCAATCGTTCACTGACTAACTGAATTTTGTAGTTACGTCTAGACGCAGATTCACCACTCTTAATCTTTGCTAGTACATCAGCCACACGACTAGCTGTAACCTTTCCTAGTCGTGCTTGAAACCACTCTTCCGAACGCTGTTCCATTAGATAAAGTCCTCTGCTTTTGTATCTTTCATTTTAATCACAGCACCTGCACTAGAGTCAATGGCATCATGCTCTACAATTTCAAAAGCATTAGTCCATAAATATCTACGCAAGTAAGTTTGAACTGCACCTAAGTTTTGTACTTCATGGCAACCTTTTAAAGCTGCTGAAGACATAGGACATTTAAACTCAATGAATTGTGTAGCATCATTCATATCTGTAATAGTTAAAACTGCAATGTCTGTATAAAAAGTTACTGTGCCACAGATACCCACCTCATTACAAATCTCTTGAATAGTAGGTAAGAAATCACCTAACTCAAAATACTTGTATCCTGCAAATTTATTGTGACCAGACTTTTTAAGGTCTGCTACTTGTAACTTAAGTCTAGCTTGCATTAACTTACTGTGTATGCTCATCTTGCTCTCCTTTTGATGTTGTTGCATCATCACCTGATCGTAATGTTGTTGTTGGCTCATTTGCTTTCTCCCACTTGTCATTGTCTAACTTTAACTCTTCGTTTAATTCTTTTAATATTTGTGCTATATGTTCTAAACCATTCGCCATATAAAATACCCCCAAAATATTACTAAAAACCATGCTACCACATAGTAGAACTTTTGTGTAAACTTTTTTTGCAATTGTTTTCACTCCTAAATTTGAAAGAACACTATACTCTTAGTCATTACAATTGTCAATAAGTATTTAAATAGGGGTGGTATTTATCCTGCATTTATAATTGTTGACAAGATTTGCATTAGGTGTTATAGTCGCTTTTCATTTCAATAAGGAGATTTAAATGAACTTTACAGAGGCGGTATCACACTTTAATAATTCAAGACGTAAGATGGCATATGCTTTAGATATATCTATTCAAGCTATTCAGTATTGGGCTAAAGACCCAGCAAAAGAAATTCCTAGGAAACGTGCAGAACAAATTGAAGAACTTTTAATTAAACGTAGACAAGCTGAAACTATTCCAGAATAGGAGACAATATGATGCCGAGAAATTGGAAGAAATTCCAGCACTATAACAATAGATGTCCTCCTTGGATTAAGGTTCACAATGACCTGTTAAAAAATCCAGATTGGTTTGCATTAAAAGATAGTAAAAGCACTTGGGTTTTAATAAATATTTGGTTGATTGCATCAGAAGATGTTGATGGAAATTTACCAGATAGCAGAACGCTAGCATTTCGCTTGCAAATGTCAGAAGATGAATTGAAAAAACATTTATCTGTATTAAATCAATGGCTTATTGAGAATGATAGCATCATGCTAGCATCATGCAAGCAAAGTGGGGTTACAGAGACAGAGACAGAGAGAGAGACAGATATATCGTTGTCTAGATTTAATGACTTTTGGAAAGAATATCCTGCTAATAGAAAAGTAGGTAGGAAGCCTTGTGAAACTAAATGGCAAAGACAGGGGTTAGATAAGATTGCAGATAAGATTATTAATCATGTTAAAACTATGAAACAAAGTAAGTCATGGAAGGAAGGATTTAATCCTGCACCATTAACTTATATTAACCAAGAGAGATGGGAAGATGATAATGCACCTAAACGAAATGTATGGGATAACGCAATATGAACCTAGGTGATGCTATGGAGTCACTAACAGTTAGTCAGTCTGTAATTACTGATTACTATAAACAAAAGGAATATGCTCATGCAGAATTTAAAGTTAAAGATACGTCTGTATTTACTGACGATGTCTTGCGATATTTTAATACTGAAATACATAGCGGTAAAACATTGGGCTTCATTAAAACGGAAGATTCGTTTAGGGTAAGACCTAGCGAGCTGACTGTGTTGACGGGCGTATCAGGGCATGGCAAGAGTCTCTGGTTGTCACAGGTTATATTGTCGCTTATGGCACAAGGAACAAAGTGTTTATTATCAAGCCTCGAGATGCGTCCAGTGTTATCTATCGCACGAATGGTGACGCAGACGTTAGGCTCACCAGAACCTACAGATGAATTCATAACAAAATTTTGTGAACGTGCAAAGGATAAGTTATATATTTATGACCAGATGGGTTCAACATCTAGTGAAGACATGATAGCAACGTTGTATTGGGGTAAGCATGTTTTAGGTGTAGAAGTATTTGTGATTGACTCACTCATGAAAATGTCAGATATTTCTGAAGACAATTACGAGAAGCAAAAGTTGTTTATAGATAGGCTTGCTGTTACTTGCAGAGATTTAGAAATTCATGTATTCTTAGTAGCACATACAAGAAAGATGTCAGATGAATCGGAAGTGCCAGATGCTACTCACATTTTAGGTTCAAGTCATATTCGAAACTTAACAGATAACGTGATATGTGTGTGGAGGAATAGAAACAAAGAACGTGAAGTAGAGAACAACGAGAAGACAGAAGAAGAGTTAAAGAAGATACCAGATGCTATGGTCTTCGTACAGAAGCAACGTAACTACCAATTTGAAGGCAAGTTTTCATTTTGGTTTGACCCTAAAGGATTAAAATATAAGGAGAGTCCGTCAAGATGAGAACATTAACAGATTACCAAGTAAGAAAACAATGGCGTGTTAAGTTACATGCTAAACGATGTGCAGATCAAGACCAATCAGTAGAACGATATCATCGTGATGCTAAAGTTTTAAATAGATGTATGAGTATTTATAAAATTGAAGGCACTAAAGCAACGTGGTAACAATAAATGATTTTATAAAGGAATGTAAAAAAATATTTGGTGAAGACATTTCATACAAAGCAATATCTAAAGATGGTGTAACATTTAAGAGCAAAGGATGGGAAGATAAATATGATTCGATTTGTTTTGACGAAATACAATTACGAAAACTTACTAACAAAAATTAAAGCTCTTGATTTGTCTAAACGATGGCGTGTGAATATTTCTGAGGAGAAAGTTGTGAGGTCACTTGAGCAGAACGAACGCCTCTGGTCGTTGTATAGTTCAGTTGCTAACTACACAGGCGAAGACCCAACCACTATTCATGAGTTGATGGGCTATAAGTTTCTACGTTATCAAACTGAAATTGCTGGTAATGCAGTAGAGTTAGTTAGGTCAACGACAAAGTTGGATAGTAAACAAATGGCAGAGTATCAAGAACACATTGAACAATGGGCTAGTCAGTTGGGTTGGAGTTGGGAGTTATGAGTAACTATAGAAACAAAAAACTATTAGAAGCTGTTAGAGAGTTCCCTTGTGCTATGTGTGGTAGACAGGATGGGACAGTTTGTGCGTCTCATTCCAATCAACAAAGAGATGGTAAGGGTACAGGAATTAAAGCACATGACTATCGTATAGCTAGCCTTTGTTACCAATGTCATGATATGATAGACAATCATAAAGAGTTAAGCAGGGCAGATAAAGTAGAAGCATGGGAGTCTGCTCATCGTAAAACTGTAGGATTGTTATTTGATAAGGGGTTAATTAAAATTGGGTAAAGGTTCTACAAGAAGACCATTGTTAATTTCTGAGCAAGAAGCGGAAGACAATTGGAATAAAATATTTAAAAAAGATTACGAATATCAGTTAAACAAATCTACAGGTGAAGTAGAAAAGCGTTTCCTAGATGGCATATCTAAACCTAACGAAAGTCAATTTGATGGCGACAAGCCCAACGCAGTTAAGCCTTAAGAAGCTCAGATCAGAGGGATACTTAGTATCAATTACAGAAAAATTTAATCATTTCTGTAAGATAAGGCAGGACATGTGGGGTTGGTGTGATCTCCTTGCTATAAAAGAAGATGAAGTATTAGCAGTACAAACTACAAGCTATACAAATATATCTGCAAGAATTAAAAAAATTGCTGATAGTGATACTATAGCAATAGTAAGAAAGGCTAACATAAAAGTGCATGTACATGGTTGGCGTAAGGTTGGCAGTCGTTGGGAATGTAAAATGGTGGATGTATCGTGAGACCCCATGAAAGACAGTATGAATTAAATGGTAAGTCAGTCAATATAGAAAAGATACGAATGAGTATTCTAGAAGCTATTGATGATAACCCATTAACACTTCCTCAATTAGCTGACGCATTAAAGACTGAACCTAGAAAACTACAATACATATTACTCAATATGCACACTATTGGATTAGTCCATATTAATAAAGAGGAAAAGTTTCACAGGTATTCTAAAGTAAAAGCACCCATGCTACAAGATATATTTCATCCAATGCCTGATTTTAGCAATATGATTAAGGGCGTTTATATTTATACCAACGAGGATTGAATGCACATAGATAGACTTAAACAAATACTTGACGATTGGTCTTTATGGATGCACGCACCTAGTCATAAGCTAGGCTATCCAAGTAAGTCATTAGGAATGATTAGCGGAGGAGAGTCTACTAGCGATGCCTTTGAAGAGATGTTGTCAGAGATGGACATGACTAACGTCAGGACAATTGATGCCATTATCAGTAGTTTACCTGAAGATCAGAGAGATGCGGTCTATGCTAGGTATTTAAAAACATCCAAGTATGACGACTATGAGACCCAACTATCATTAGCCTTTGACAACATGTTGACTATAGCTTCTAGAAGGATTGTGGCTTGACAGACCTATATGGTTTATGATATAATTCGGTTGTTGGGATAGTCTCGCCCATAATCTCCGTACTCTCCTCAAAGTCCCCTATTCTCATTAGGGGATTTTTTTTATAGGTATATTATGAAAGCCACTAAAAAACAGCAAGTTAAGATGTCTAAAGTGTTTAAAGAATTTGGTAAGGGTGAATTGAACATCGGAAAATCATCTAAGAAAGTACCGAACACAAAGACAGGGCAAAAGCAAGCTATCGCAATCGCCTTATCACAAGCAAAGATGTCTAAAAAGAAATAGCCTATTTCTCATTTATCTTATTTCTGATAAGTGAGTTAGCTTCCTTTTTAGTGTTAAGAAAATAATAGTTTTTAATTGTAGATTGATTGTAAAGAATTACATCATTCAAAAAGCTAGATAGCTTTTTACTGTTAAAGTTAGCAATAGTTCTGTTTTTAAAGTCGATAACATACATTTTAGTCTCCCAATTCGCATAAGTTATAAATTAACTCATAGATTTCTTGACCGCTTTCACTCATTCTGTCATAGTCAAAAGATAAAAGGTCTATAAGTTCTCTCAATTCTAAATATTGAGCCGATGTAATAGTGTCATGTTTTTGCATTATTTGTTCTCCTTATATTCAATATAAAGCTCTTCGGCTAGGTTGTCGGCTTCTTTATCTGTCATAGGGTCGCAATCCTCAAACGAATAAACAAGTTCATGATTAACATAGAATTTAAACTGATACTTTGAATCAGGGTCATAAGAATAGGTGTAATCACTCATTTTGAAGCACCTTGAACCCCTCTATCAATAGAATCTAACTCTTCATTGGTATTGATAAGTTCTAGTAAGTGTTCTGCAAGTTCTAAACGCCCTTGATAAATACCCTCTGAACCATCTGTTAAGGCACCTTCTAGAGCTTCGTTAGCGTCATCAATAGCACCTTGCAATTGCATTTTAATAACATTTATAAGTCTTTTCTGTTGATGTATTAATAAATCGTTCATATTTCCTCCGTTTGAATATTAGTAAACTCAATGCTTACTTTCTCATTAGTAGGACTTATTGATAATACATCGCATATGCTTTCCCAAACATATACGTTATCAAATTCGTCTGCGTATAGCTTTAATATATTGACTTTTTTTTGTGTCATGATGCGTTCTCCATGTTGATAAAGTTTTTAGCTTGTTTAATAGACCGAAAATTATCTCCCCAAACGTCATAAGGGTCTCCATTTTCGTCTAATTTCCAAACGTGATAGTATTCTGTTCTACCTGTAAAGCTATAGCTGTTATTTATAAGATAATTGTTATATATGATTGAGTGCATGGTTATTCTCCTTAAATATATTCATGGTCAATTTTGATATTCCAATGGATAGCGTCTCCAAATTGGTTTGCTTTGTCAATGGCTTCAATAAGTGTATCTAGTTCGCTTGTATCTATTAAATCAAGCCTTAATTCAAAGCATGGTCTACCTTCTTTTTCTTTATTGGTATAGCCTTGCATAATTGTATTAGCTAACATTATGTATTCTCCTTAAATGATAATTCTAATTCCTCTAATTGAGTTTTTATATTGTCATAACATTCATTGATAGAATCATATCCAAATGGTATAGAGCCATTTTGTAGGTCTGATATATCAAAGAAAATACTTTGTATAGTTTCTAATTGCATTGTCAAGTCTCCTTATAAAGATAACATTAATAGTAAAAACATATATAGATTAATAAAGCCTAGTAATAATATTAAAAAGTGTTTAAGTAAGTTATTCATTGTTTAATCTCCTTGTAATTTCATTATTTAATGCCTCAAGTAATAGAGTGTCATAACGTAATATATAACCGCTATCAATTCTATTTTTAAGATAGTTATATTCATACTTTAAAGAATCAATGTCAATGAATTTAATATCTATACAAGTTTGAGGGTAAAATGTTTTTAATGTTATTTGATTCATTATAAAACCTCCTTATTAATATAACTGTCAATTTGTTTGATAATGCTGTCATATTGCTTTAATGATATAGATTGAGGAAGACATAAAGTCAAGCCTTTGTCAATCTGTTGTTTAATCTCTTTAAGTTCTGTTATAGATAGTTTCATAATGTTATCTCCTGTTAGTGTATAAGTAATAATACATAAGTTTATAATGTTGTCAAGTATTCTTTAAACAATCTTTTAGCGTCTTTAATAGTGTAAAAGTAATATGTTTGATATATATATTGATTATCTTTTATATCTGATAGCGTTATAGAGCCATTATAATTCTTTGTTATAGACATGGTTATATCTCCTGTTATATTGTCAAGTTTGATTAATTCGTAGTTATAAAAGGGGTTCTTTATAAAATCCCCCTATAACATATATACTAGTTTAAGTTAGCTAAGATGTAAACACCTTCTTTAATTTTCTTTTCTGTCTCTTTAGTAGATTCATTTAAGAACGTAGAACGATGTTTTGATGTAGTTCTTGAATAGTTCCAATAAACAGGGTCAAGCGTTACTTTGTCAGGTAAAGAGCCATTATCTTCTATCTTTACGATAATAGACTTGTAAGATTGAAAGTAAGTAACCTTGTCATCTTCAATTATGAATTGGTTAGCTACTATATTATTTCTGTTATTAGTTATGTTAGAGACTTTCATGGTGTGACTCCTTAAGTTATTTGTCAAGATTGACAATGCCTATACTAAACTCATTAAATAGATTGTCAAGCATTATTATTAATTAAATTGTAACAAATTGTAACAGGATAGTTAAGGGTATTTATATAGTATAGATAGATTAAAGACATCATATAACCATAATCAGACGCACACAATTGCACGCTAACGCATTATTAAACAAGGGTTGATACTTACCCCTAACCAATTTATAAGGTCATAACATGGAAGAGATTCATTCAACAGATAACATAGAGACGATAGAAGACATAAGGGAAGAGGTCATATCATCTGAGTTAGTAGAGATTGACAAGGAAAAGGCAACAGGAAGAGGAAGACCCCCGCACCTTCCAAACGACACCACCCGAAATAGAGTTTTTATTTTAAGTACAGTAGGCACTCGCCATGAAGATATCGCAACCGTATTAAACATATCACATGATACACTTGTCAAGTACTATAAAGAAGAGCTTGACAAAGGTCGTATTGAAGCTAACGCTTCTGTAGCAGAGACCTTATTTAAACAAGCTAAAGAAGGAAACACTACTGCTATGATATTCTGGTTGAAGTCTAGAGCTAAATGGAAAGAAACATCACAACATGAGATTAGTGGTAATCCAGATGGTACGCCTGTTGAAGTAAAGATTATTACAGGAATATAAGACCCCCCCACCCCTTTTTTAAAAAAACGAAAAACCTCTCTGCGAATAAAACGTCAGTAGGGTAAATTTTACACAGGATATTTTATGGTTGAACCAGTAGAACAAGAAAGCATGCCAACTTATGCGGATGTGAGCAATGATAACGTAGTGGCAGTTTTTGTGCTATTATGCCTTCATGCTGTTACTAACAACCACATCAACCACTGGCGTACAGATTCTTTCTCTATACACTCTGCCCTTGGTGAGTTCTACGAATCGCTTGGCGAGGCTCTAGATGAGTTTGTAGAAGCATATATGGGTAAGTATGGGCAAATCAAAGATTACCCAGAGTTTTACTCATTACCTAATAAAGACGCTTTAGCTGAACTAAAGATGTTATGTGGAGCTGTAATTGCTCTTCGTGAACAAATGCCAGATGACTCTGAACTAGAAAACCTTCTGGATAATATTGAAAGTTTAATTGACTCAACTATGTATAAGGTAAAATTCTTAAAATGAAAAACGGATTATACGCAAACATAAACGCTAAACAAAAAAGGATAGCTGCAGGCTCTGGTGAGAAGATGCGTAAGGTAGGCACCAAAGGTGCTCCTACTGCTAAAGCATTTAAACAATCAGCAAAGACAGCTAAAAAGAAATGAGTGCTGCTTGGCAAAAGAAAGAAGGCAAGAATCCTAAAGGCGGTCTTAATGCCAAAGGTCGTGCATCTTACAAAGCTGAAACAGGCGGTACTTTAAAAGCACCTGTAAAGTCTGGTGACAATCCTAGGCGTGCATCCTTTCTAGCTCGCATGGGTAACATGGCTGGTCCAGAACATAAACCTAACGGTGAGCCTACTAGACTCTTATTATCCCTAAAGGCTTGGGGTGCTTCATCTAAAGCAGATGCAAAAGCAAAAGCAAAAACTATTTCAGCAAGGAATAAAAAGAAATGAAATGTCCAGTAGCCACACATGATATTCAACTCAATCTTAAAAATAGAGATTGGGCATTTAAGAATGTAGGCTATGGTCCAGTAAATCCAAACATAGAAGATAAAGTATTTTGGGCTAAACGTGCAGACGAATGGGCTACTACACCAGAGATTGCTAAACAATCAC